CCTGAAGGGTTTGAAGGACCGATGAAAGACACTGCCAAGGCAGCAAGATGGTTCGATGACAATGTTGACTTAGATGCATACGCAAATGCCAGGAACAAGATCAATAATTTAAATCAGACATGGAGTGACATAGTTGGCATAGGATCACAATTTACACACATTCCTATAGATTATAAGACCAAGCTTGGATTCCAGGTAAGAAAGAAGCCAGGGACAACTAACACTTATGAGTACAAGTTAGATCCAGGTTTATCCAAAAACCCTGAGAAGATTTACGAACAAGAGACTGATACATTTCTGACTGATGATGGAGGGATTGATGAAAGACACTTTAACTTCGTTATCAATAAGGTTGATGCCTACAGCGATGTGGGTCCACTCAAAGACAGTTGGTTTAGGTTTAGTAAGAGCTTTACCAAAGGAATTTCAGCAGCAGCCCTTTTTCCTTTCCAAACAGCAGCCACTGTATGGGGAAGTGATAATGCAGAAGAGTTCGTCAGGGAAAAGAGAGATGCCTGGTTCAAGTTATTAGATGACGCTGCTCCAACGAGTGTCGCTACAGATTTAAAATCCCAATACAATACTTGGTTAAGAGTAGGAGTAGGAGCTGTTGATGCAGCAGGCCAACTTTTGACATTCCACGTAGGAGCATTAGCTGCCGGAAGATACATCACTGGTGGTGCTTTAGTCCCCACAGGTGCTGCTGCGATAGTACCAGGTACTAAGGTTATCAGTAAGATACCAATGCCGAAGGCTGCCGGAACCGCTGTTGGAAAAATACCAGGCGTTAAATGGTTAAACAGTAAACCTATTTTACGAACTGAGATAGGAGCGAGAACTGGTTATGCTATTGGAGGTTATTACAGCAACTATGCCATGCAAATGGATGCCATGTTGTCTGAGGCCATTGAGAATGGCATGGACCCGGAAACAGCGTTTAAAGAGCTATGGTTGCCAGGAATGGCAATTTCAGGAGTTGATACGGCTTCTGATTTATTCTTATTGCGTGGTGGTGAAGTCTTAAAAAGCATCATACCAAAAGCAGCTTATGATAAGTTACTCAGTACTTCTGCGGGAAGAGTTAGTGGTGCATTAAGTAACTACGTTGCCAAGATGCAAACTGAAGGAATGACTGAGGCTGGTCAAACCATGTTGGAAAACCTGATTGCAAAAGGTGACATTGATGATTTTTTTGGTGTAGGCTATGATCCTGATAGGGACTTAGATGAAGGCGTATCAGATGCTTACTGGATAGGTTCGATTGTTGCTGGAGGTGTCGGTGGTAAAGCCTTAGTGGGAGAGTCAATAAGTGCTAGGTCACAAGCTAGAGAATACCTGGAGAATAAGCGTGGACTTGAAAAAGTTAACAAGGCAGCTAACGGAGGACAAGCAGCTAAGAATAACCTTAACGATGAGACAGGTCAGGAAAATACAAACTCTGACTTGCATGACCAGACAAAGACTTACAACACAAATACTAATAGCAGTTTACATGGAATTCTTAAGTTAGATCCGAATGGTATTGGTGGCATTATAGCTAATACAGGGACCAACAGAACTACTCAGGATGATATTATCCATGGCATTATCCAGGGAGGTGATCCAGTCTATGGTGCTATAGGTATTGGTAATGCCTTTCCAGATTTACAAATACTTAGCAACAAAGAGATTAGCGAAATACGTGATCTTGTTAACCAAGACACGCAGGCTACACCAGAGCAAATGGACCAGGCTATTGCAGCCTTGGAAGGTGCAGTATTTATTGCTAGGGAAGTCGAGAGTATCCTGGATACAGGACAAGCGACCCAGGACATATTTGTTGAGCCACTTATCGATCTAGGAATTGTCATCCGGGACCAGGATGGAAAGCTTAAGGTCAATACAGTAGCAGGCCGATTACTACCCCCTGCTCTTAGATCCAGGTTGGAACAAGAAGCTTCTCCTGAAGGCGATGGTAATGTTGAAACACCTACACAGGGGTCAACACAATCAGGTCAAAAAGTAGATGATCTTATTAACCAGGGTAAAGAAACTTTCGATCAAACTGCTGAGTCAATTGCAAATCAGGACAACCTTAATTTCTACGAAATTGCTATCGGTGGAATGGTCGTACCTTACAAAGCTGAAAGCATGGAGGCTGCCCAGGAGTATGCTGAGAAGCTAGCACGAATCAGAGGAACGGACGAAGTTCCAGTTACTACTGAGGTAAATCCTTCAGAAGACTTACCTGAGCTTAAGCCTGGCAAAAAGGTAGAGCCTGAGCAAAGCCCATTAATAAAAACTAAGGGCAATATTGAGCTTACTGAGGCTGAGTATAGGGCTGAGGTAGAAAAAACTGCGTCGCAGAAAACGGTAGAGCAATTGGAGCTACAAAAAGAAATAGCCGAGAATGAAATTAAAGTAGGGAATGAGGAAGTAGCAAGAAGAGCAAAAATAGAACTTGAGCTTACTAACGCTGAGTTAGCAAAACGTCAATCTCAAGAGGCACAGGATGTAGATTTAACTGAACAATCAGAAACGCCAACCACACAAGAAAATGTACAAGACAACCCAGATTCCGAAACAGTCGAAGATCAAGACTTACGCAAGCGAGAGGAAGAAAAAGAAGAAGAATCCGTTCAAGAAGAAGATGCGCCCAGTGAAGAGCGGGTACTGACCTCACCGTTAAAGCTTCCAGTTAAGGAACAACAACAAAAAGTAGATTCCTTCAATGAGGGTTCTGGTAAAGCAAATGTCGAAGTTGCTGACCTGAACGACCCTGAAGTAGCTGAGAAAGTTGACTCAGACTTCCTGGTAGCATTTGAGGAGGCTACAGGAGCGGAAGTAATCGTGGTTCAATACCAGGACGATGTTGCTAATATACCAAGTGATCAGAGATTTGGGGGTGTAGTCCCAGGAAGAGAGAAAAACACGATTATCGTTAATGCTGATGCCAGCCTGGACAAGATTGTGTACGCAGGCCACGAGCTTGCACACACCATCAAGAAGACTGACAAAAAGCTATATGATAAGCTAAAGAAAGTTCTTAAGGACAACCTCAAAGCCTACCCACTTATTATGCAGTCAGTGTATAAACGTGGCTATGCTGATATGGGTAAGGAACAAGGACTCTCAGATGTAGAAATTTGGGAAAACTTGGAAGAGGAAGCAGTAGCTAATATCATGGGTGATTTATTCCAGGACAAAAAGTTCTGGGATATGGTCAACGGCAAAGATAGATCACTTGGTGGTAAGCTAATTGATGCCTTCTTTAGGTTCCTAGATTCCCTGGGAGAAAAGATTAGTGGATCGACTAAGAAAAACTTTAACACTCGGTCTGCATTAGACAACATCGATGGCATCAGAAAAGGATTTGCTGAGGTAATTAGGGAGTCAAAGAACGCTAAAAGATTCAAGAAGTCACAGGGATACGCTGAAGCCTTTAATGAGGCAGATACGACCACACAAGCTCAACCAGAGCCTGCACCACAGCAAGAGACAGCGACGCAAATGAATCTATTTGCAGTGGATCCTAGAACAGAAGCTGAGTATCTAAGGTTAGCTAAGAAGCCAAAGAAGAACGAGAAGGCTCTACAAAAGTTAGTAGATAAGACAGCTAAGAAGGCAGGATATGAAATTCAAGCGTGGCATGGGGGTCACATGAATCCAAAAACATTTTCAGAGTTCAATCCAGATTTAATTGATTCAACCAATGATTTAGGAGCAGGATTTTATTTTTCTAGTTCAAAACAAGACGCTGAAGCGTATGACTACAATCTTGAATATGACAGTGATGGGAATCAGTTGAGTGTTGATGATTTAATGGCAGGAAAAGAAGGTAGTCCGACTGTTATACCAACTTTTCTTAAATTTAACAATCCTTATACTATTGGTAAAACTGCAAAACTTAAAAACAACAAACAAGTTGTTATAAAAGAAGAAGGACAAGAGTTTAGAGAAGCTGTCGAAAGAGCAGGATATGATGGAATTATAGATCGTCGTGTTGATACACGCTTTGCGGATGAAAATTACTTTCCACCAAAAGGAACTATTCACTATGTTGCATTTTATCCACAACAAATTAAGTCAGCAAAACCTGTAACAAGAGACGATCAAGGCAAAGTTATACCTTTATCTCAAAGATTTGGAGAATCATCTGACATAAGATTTGCCCTCGATCCTGACCAGGATGCCAGAGACGTAGCTGATGAAGAAGCTACACAACGACAGTTAGCTGAAGAACAAAGAAGAGAGGTAGAGGCAGAGGCTGGAATTAGAAGACCGATCAGGCTTGGAGAGTTTGGTAACGTCAGACAAAGGATTGGTGAATACGGAACGCAGGAGCCTGGACCTGGCAGCTTTGCCCTGGACCCGGAAGATAGCGAGTTCTACTCACCATTATACAAAGTCTTCCAGGACAAGTTCCCTGGTAAAGCATCAGAGGACCAAGCACGAGCTTTTTTCAAGCCAGGTAAAACACCAGGAGTGACGAAGGCAGAAGCTGATTACATGGGGATCAATGATTACCTAGACGACTACTTCGGCAATGGTAACAAGACCATAACGAAAGCAGAGCTTGATGAGTTTATAGAAAGCAGGCAATTCAAAATTGAAGTCAAAGAACACTTAAACCAATTTTCTGATTGGACGCAAAAGGGTGGCACTAACTACCGGGTACTTTTATTTAAGAGGAAAAAGAAAAAAGGAGAAGAGGCTATATTTAAAGGAAGTCATTTTGATGACGATACTCTTTTTCATGTCAGACTTAAAGATCGTGAAGGCCCAAATGGAGAAAGAATTTTATTTATTGAAGAGGTTCAAAGTGACTGGGCTGCTAAATATAACAGCGATGATAATTATAGACCAGATGGTAATGGTCTTCAGGAGGCACAACAGAGGGTAGCTAACTTTTTTAATGACATCGTAGATTACTTCAATAGTGACAATAAAAAGAACACTAAGAAACATATTGGTGAGATAAAAAAATATATAAATACTCTCAACAGTTTTAGAGATAAAATTATTACACTCAGACAAGAAACATCACAAAAAATCAGAGATAACAAGGATAAGATTATTGAGGAATATGCAAAGAACTTTAACGAATTTCCGGCAGCTTATCAATTCGAGGCAACTCCTGATGCTTTCCCTGATAAGGTAATAAGTAAACTCGATGAATATTTTGATGAGGTTAATGAACTGTATAATAACGCCACTGCTTTTGTTGATTTAACGCAGTCTTATTTGCAGAACAATCTTGATACAAAGGATGATAGTACAGATTCTGTATCAGCTTTAGCTTATCAGATAACTGGTGCTAACTATTTACCTAAATTTAATCAACAGTTAGGGTCTGCTGAAATTTCATTCACCAATAGCTTCAACTTATTGGGTGATGCGAACTCGCTGGAAGATGTAAAGTTTGTAGAAGATTTAAGCGAAAAACTATTTGAGGAATTTACTGTACCTGATCTGCCACAATTCATGGATGTAGAAGCAGCGGTAAATTGGCGCACTGGTTTACCTGATCTAGGCATAGCCAATGATTTTCTTGGTTATCAAAACGCTGTAAATAATTTAGAACTTGCAGAAGCTGAGGCACGAACTAATACAAAAGACATTGTCCCATATATGCCATGGGTAAAGACTTATATTGAGCCTGCGCTGAAGCACGTTATAAGACTTGGAATTAAAAATAATTATGATCAGATTGCCTGGGCGCAAGGATTCCAGCAGATACAGTTATACGAAAATACGTTCAGACAAAACGTCAAATCAATTTTTTGGGAGCTTAATGTAGAGAATACTAATTGGGATCAAGGAACAGCCTTTGCACCTGAAGGTTTTCCAAGACCACAAGACATACGTAATTTTGATGTTCTGATACAGTTCGAGCCTAAGAAAGACCCCGACAACTTGGAAGAGTATGGATTAGTTCCATTGCGTGGTAAAGGGGGTGATAAAGATACAACTCTTGATGAAGTGATTGGTAAGCAGATGGCTAACCAAATTAGATCACAGGTTGACCAGGGCATAGAAGATCAACTCAATCCAGAAGAATTTAATGGAACACTTGAAGAGGATGACATGAGCATTGGCGGTCATTTTCATAAAATGGTCTATGACTCAATGATTCCTACATTTCTCAAGAAATACCTAAAAAGGTTCAATGCGACTGTTGAGCGTAAGCCTACCATCATGGGAACCCTAGCGGTCATGGAGCCGGATATGGCCTCTAAAACACAAGCTGAGTTAGATAAATATCTAAAGAACAAAACCAAAATTCATGACAAGCTCAATGAAAGTATATATGAGGTAACCAAAAAGGCTGGCATACTTGAAAATAAGATAAGAGAGGGAAAACAATACCCGGTCCAGGAATTTTTCAACATTGGAAATTTGATGGCAGACATCGTGGATATGTATAGGAAAAACATTCCTAGTTATGTGAGACACTACCTCGGTGCAGACAAATCTGATCGGTGGAACTTGAGGGATATGTACGCTAATCTCGATGATGCATTCACAAATGTTGTCGCTGAAGATACATCTGTTTCTATTCAGGACTACATTCTTAATGTTAATTATCCTTTAAGTGAGTTTTTTAACATTTCTCCAAACAAAAAAACAGATCACATAAATGAATTATTGGAATTCAAAAAGCCAGGTGATCAAGTTGCAGGCGAAAGCCGAGATACTTTTTTTGGAAAGTTTGATCAATTATACACAAAGCAAGATGAACCAAGGGATTTTTCATTTTATGCTTTACCATATGACATTCAGATGGAATCTCAAGATAGGCAATCTCAAGATAGATATGGTGGTTCAGATGGCAGAAAAAAAGTTAAGGAATTGATTGCTGAAAAGGGGCCTGAAATTCTTCGTGATATTATAGATCATGTTGAAAGAATAAACTTTGGAAAACAGGGTCTAACAGATGCAACTAGTGCAGTGAGCCAAGTTGTTACTAAATTACTGGAAGAACAAAAGGATGGAGTAGTGTATCCACAAGCACCTACCATAACGCTTTCCCCTCAATTAAGGGAAGATGCATCATTGCAAGGTCCAGCTCCGATGTTTGCCCTGGATCCCGCTGAACAAAGACAACAGCTACAAAGTTTAGCTGGTCAACTCAACAGGGGTGAAATTTCAGCTTCTCAGTTTAGGAAAAAGCGTGATAACATCATGCCTATAGTTGCTGTAGGCGCACCGGATAAATTACCAAAAGCAGGAGAGCTAGAGGACGCATTACTTAATACTGAAACACCAGCTGGTAAAACACTTTGGGAAACAGCTGGAAAGCCAGAACGATTACAGGACTTAATTAATAGTGAAGAGAATTTAAGTGAAGGAGATTTAGTCCAGGGGCGTTTAGATATTAGTTTAGCTAAAGCAGCTAGAGCTAATAATATTCCTCTCACGATTGCCACCATTCATAAAGGATCACGTAATGCAATCAATCCAAAGGTAACGTCATATCAGCCATATCTGTACGTTACTGACCCAACATTCATAACACAAAGTTCCAAAGTATCGTCAATCGATATAGCTAAAGGAGCTAAGAAGGATGTGGCATTCGGAATGGTAGGCAAATATGCCAAACTCGATAGGTTACCAAGCAACTTGAATACCTGGACAGAGGTTGCCTTCAATCCTATGCAGAGTAGCGAGTTTCTGGATGTTACCACTAAGCGACCTGTTGTTGGTGGTAAATCAGGCTTACAGGTAGGCAATAGAATATACGTGGAGGATGCTCAGATTATGTCTGAGAAAGACTTCATGGCTATGTCCTATGATGACAATAATCAATTTACTGGCAAGTTTGCTCTTGATCCTGAGCAGGATGAAGCAACACCATTTTACTCTAATGTTATTAAGGCAATTGTAGATAAGTTTCCTAAGAAGGCATCATTGGACCAGGCGTTAGCATTTTTCAAACCTGGCAAAACACCAGGCGTTAAAAGAGCAGAGGTCGAATACATGGATCTGCCTGCACAAATTCAGAAACTTGCTGATGAGGGTAAGCCAATAACCAAAGAGGCTTTAGTAGATATAGCTGAAAAGAACCAATTTAAGATCGAGCTGGTAGAAAAAAAGAGCGGACAGCGATGGGGTAATTACACTCAAGACGGAGGTAAGAACTACAAGGTATTACTTTTCAAAAGAGTACCGAATAGCAAGGGAGATAACAACTACTATAAGCATGACTTTGTAGGCGGTCACTTTGATCCAGACACGGCATTCCATGTCCGCATAAAAGATCGTAAAGGACCAAATGGTGAGAAGATTCTTTTTATTGAAGAAATACAAAGTGATTGGTCAGGAGCTTACAAGTCTGAAGAAGACATTGATAATTCTTATGAGATTGGGCAACTGGAACAAGAAATTGAGAACGATCTGAAATTTTTTCAGAGTATATTTTTAGATAATAAAGACTCAATTGTAGAGCAGTTCACAACATTTAAGAAGCAGCTTAAGAGAATAGAAAAACAATTTAAGGTTGAGCGAAACAACCTCATGAACCAGCTGAAAAAAGCTGCTCCACAAATTGAAGCTGATTACGAAGCCTACGTCAAAAATTTTAAGGATCTTGGTATGCCCCTAAGTTTTCTTAATGATACTGGGGCTTATAGCGAACCTGTTCCATACAGAGCATTAGTAGAAAATAATGTACGTAGCGTATTTAATGTTTCCTTAGATATATTAGAGAGATTTGGGAATACGACAGTAGATGGGGTTTTAGCTCTGATTGACGGGATCAAGCCAGGCGAGATAACTGAAGAGATGAAGAGTGACATACGCTCACTGATGAGGGTAGCAGATGTTCATCGTGAAAAAGGCCCATTAAGGAGTCAGTTTTTTGGATTAGCCGATGAGTTTACGTTTGGCAATACAGACTTCGGACTCAAAGAAACACGACAACCTCCTCCAGGCAAAACAGGAACCAAGGCATGGAGAAGCAATAAGACTACAGAAGAAATATTTAACTATTTGTCCACATCGGCTTGGCTAGATAAAATCTACCAGAAGGCACAGATGACACGGACAACTCTTAAGGAAAGAGACGTTTATATCACTCGTAATAACCAGCCAGCCTTTTTAGATAAAGACGGTGATGATGGTACATATGGAGGCTTATCATCATACAGTTATGAACAAATCTATGAATTCAAACAGAAAGAACAAAAGATTGATTTATTAAGGGCAGAAGAACAAGGGTCTAGAGACAAACAGGTTGGGCATATGCCATATGTTGATGCCTATCATCAGCCTGCATTAAGGCACTTAGTTCGTTATGCAGTTTTAAATAATTATGACCAGATTGCCTGGACCACAGGTGATCAGCAGATAGATCTTTATGAGGAACAGTTTAGACAACACGTTAAATTTTTTACGTGGGAAAAAACTACTGACAAAAAATATGGAGCATCAGCTGATGTCATCAAGCTACAAGCAACAAACCATGAAAATGAAACGATTGATATTGGTGATATTCCTCTTCTTGGTAAGGCTAAACATCATCAGCGATCTGACTTTAGAAATTCAGGATTAGAAAAGTTTGTAGGTAAAAAATTAGCAAATCAAATTAGAGAAGAGTACAAGCAGCAAGAACAGCAGAAAAAACTAAATGTAAAGGGAACGATACAAGATGATGATTTAAGCATTGGCGGTCACTTCCATAAGCTTCTCTATGACACCATGATACCTTCATATTTGAAGAAGTATCTGGAAAAGTTCGGAGCTAAACTTGAATATAAACAAACAGAATTTAAACCACCTCTATTACCTCCAAAAGGAATAGCACAAGAAATTGCCGAACAACTTGAACAATATAATCCGATAAGATACGAGGAAGATTTAGATCGTAATGTTGACAAGGTTTATTCTGTTATAACTGACTTCCAGGATCGTGCTTTGCTCCACAGTTTGGGTGAGAAACTCATGTCAGATGACGAGTTTAACACTAACATGGACAATTTGATTGCAGCCTTGAGCAATGTAATGGGGTACTTGAGGCGAAATACTCCTGAGTTTCTCACATTTATGCATGGGTTCGGTCTGCGTTCTCCTGATAATACATCAGCTCGAAGACTGAGAATGAAATATCACGGTGAAACAAGTTTATATAGGGCTGGGGGTTGGACTTCACCAATATATAAAGACCACATTCAAGGTACGTCGATAGTTGCTCAATCAGATCACAGAAAGTTTTTAGCCAGGTTTGATTTGGCAGATCTTGGCAAATTTTTATTTTATGCTAAAACATGGTTAGGTGATGATTTTTTAGAAAGCAGGGGTACTAATGGGAGGTATTACAGGGTTCGTGAGTCATTGAAAATTTTATACCTAGAGGATGGCTATAAAAAGGCGGGCAATTATACATTCGGCCAAGAGTTTCTTAGAGATGCAGACAAAGTTCCTGAAAGAAAAAAACAATATGATGATTTAAAAACAGCTGTATTAGATCCTAGATCAAAATTTTTTGACAACGCCCTTCAGAGTATTGATGACTTTGAATTTACAGAATATAAAATTGATCACTCTCGTCTTATCCAGGGAATAAAAGACAAACAGCCACTTTTTTCTGACTTACCACAATTGCCTTTATCTCCAACTGTTGTGATTACCCCAGAGATGAGGCAATCATTGAAGAACCAACCTCCAGCGTATGCTTTAGACCCCATAGAAGGCAAGAAGCTCGCAGCAGTCAAAGGTTTGGACAACTTTACCCAGGCAATGGACCGTGCGCCAGAAGAGGCAATATTGGGAGCTTATCAGCACATTCCTGCAACGGAAGAGAATGAGCAAATGCTGGACAGTTTAGGTGACCGAGTTGAGCAAATTCTACAGCCTAAAACAGAAGAGAATTCTTACGCCAGGCAAGCCCAGTCAAATGCTGCCACATTCATTGGTGGTATGATCAAAGAAGGTCAGCCTAAAGAGCTGGTTAATGATCTAATTGATGAGAGAAGACGCTTAGAAAATTACCAGGGACATGAGGATTTACGTTCTGTCATCGAGGACATATCCTATGAAGATGCTGTTCTTAACAAGCCTACCGAATCTGACAGAACCAACCGACAGAACAATTTTATTAAGCTCTACAATAAGTATAAGAGCAAGCCACAATCATCTTACTACAAGGCAGCAACAAAAGCCCTGAAGAAAGACTTTGGAAGTGAGTGGAAGGATATAGCAGAAGGTAATGACATTCGTGTTATCCCCTCCTCTTTTGCCCTCGATCCTGACCAGGAGTTAATCGGTCCAGACAAACTTAGAAAAGTATCTAATCGTTATAAGGTCAAAAAAGGGAAGACACTGCCAACAGCTATTGTAGTTACACCTACACTGACTCCTCAAGAAGCCATCGATGCCAGTGGTGATATAGATTTTAATGGTCGTTACCGTGAGCAGGAAGCTTATGAGATAAACGCAGGTGAAGTTGCTCGGTTCCCTATCATGGGTAGAAATGGCAGAAAACTTGCAGGCCAGCTCAAGAGAACGAAAGATCCTGATAAGAGAGTATTTATTGCTGATGAGATTTACGAAACGCTCATCAAGAAGATGCAGAATAACTTGCGCTATCTGTATAACAAGATGGACAAGACTCTGCGTAAGAGGGCTAAGTTATGGTATGAGGGGGCAAACCGGATTGCCAGGGAGTTTTCTAACACCTATGGATTAACCCTGGAAAAGGCTGCTGCTATTATTGCAACCTTGTCACCACAGAAAGACTGGTTCCAGAATGTTTCCTTGGCCGGGCGTGTAATCGACGTAATGACTAACCAACAGGACACGAAAGTGACCCAGGAAATGGTGGATATATTGGTAGACATAGCAGGCAGAAAAACCAAGAGAGACGGTGAGTCTAAAGCTGCTCATGCAGCTCGCCTAGTGAAAGAGAAGAGGGAGATGAGGAAAAAACTCAAAGATCTGAATTATCTTGGCAAAAAACTCAAAGACTTAAAGAATGAACACGCTTCTTGGTTCGTTAGAGCCTATGATGAAGTAAATAACTCCAGGTCATTTCCTATTATCAGTCCTGAAGGAGATAGAGTTGGCATAAAAACCAAGAGAGACGGTACTCCATCTAAAGTGGGATGGGGATCCTATGGTGAAATATCTAGTGCTGTTGGAGCATTTAGGTCAACAACTCAATCAGAGTTTAGTTCAATGCTTGGAGATAAGCATAAGGTCAGAAACTTCTATGTTAACATCGTTGATCCAACCAATCCAAAAGCGATTACTATAGACACACACGCAGTTGCAGCAGCACTATTTTTACCACTTGCTGGAGCTTCCGAAGAAGTATCACAGAACTTCGGAACCAGGAAGGGAATATCCTCAGCTGGTAAAGTATTGCATGGGCATAAAGGCACATATGCAGCCTTCCACGAAGCCTATTTGAGAACAGCTAATGAGCTTGGAATATTACCTAGAGAATTACAGTCAATTACCTGGGAACAGGTACGAACATTTTTTACTGACACAAGAAAAGGAGTCAAAGGATTCCTAGACAAAGTTAGAGGAATATGGCAAAATAATGATGGAAATGAACGTTCAAGACAACAAGTTGAAAAAGCCACGAGGGAACTCAGTGTCACTGGAACAGGTCAAACGTATGGCCTCCCAGACTGGGCCATATCAGAGCGTAGCGAAGATGGTGTTGGAACACGCAATATCAGCGGGGTACAAAAGGATCAGTCAACAAAAGTGGATCGACGTAGTGTGGCCGGACGCACCGGAACTGGACGCAGAAAACGTGGACAATCTACTACCAGAGGAACTCAGGTAAACAAGTTTGCCCTGGAAGAAGAATTCCAGGCGAAAGACAAACAGAGGGAAGAGGCAGCTCAAAAGATTTTAGATGCTCCAAAAAGAGAAAAGGAGTTAGAGAAAGAGCAAAAGAGGATTGATCGCCAGGATCGTCGTGCAGCTCGTGGGTATTTTGTTCAAGGTAAGTTTGACTACATGGATTCACGTAGTGCGACTTACGATGGTAGTGGTCGTGCAGGAGAAGAAGCTAGAGAAGCTGGATACCATTTAGACCGCAGAAGAACAGCCGTTGAGGAATACTCTAAAGAAGTCACTAAAGAGATTAAAGGCAAGATGGGTAGTTCTATCTTTGGCTTCTTAACTAAGGGTATTAAGATGCGTAAGTTTGCAGCTGATCTGCATACCTATGCTGCCAGGATTAACGCTGTAGGCGTTGACCAAAATGGTGAGTATGTATTCCAGGGCTTTGATGCCAGGATGGGATACATCGACCAGGAGAAGGCCAAGAAGATGGGTCTAACTGAAGGATCTTACATTTCGAGAGACGGAGCTACATTACGAGTTGGCCCACTCAATGAAGAAATTAACGGTCACATCTTACTGCAAAGAATTACACCTAGTGAACAGAAGAGATTCTTTAACGAGTTTTTTGATAAGTATCCAGGTCTAGCAATCTTCCTGGAGAGATGGATTAACCCAGATCTTAAGAATGATCGATACATTGCCAGCAATGGCGAGCCAACACCAATATTTAACCGTCATGCATTAAAAGAAGTCTTTGCTGAGAATGAGTTTGGTGACCCAGGTTTTGTTGAGGGATACACACCTGACATTGCCAAGCTGACTATGATTGGTGGTATGTATTACAAGATGAAGTCACTTGCCTTGAGACAAGGTAAAAAGTTTGGCAGCATCGGACCATTTAAGAGTGGAGCCAGGAAGGTCAAAACTGGTGCAGCCAGGGAACAAGGTGCTGTCATGAACATCTTCCAGGGCTTTAACCAAAGAGCATATGAAGCCCACCAGGAGAAAGTTACCAGGGAACACGCATTCAAGATCCTCTCGGCAGCTTCTAAGCCTGTACCCGCTAACGGCCAGAAGCCTAGCGACCATGTCTATATTGGTAAGAAAGAGATTAACGATTTAATTAGAGGAGTTGTTGCCAACCTGTCACAAGACTCTAGAGGAGGTAAGGAGTTTAATGAGTTATTCCGGGAAGTCCTAAAAAACCCAGAAAATGAACAGAATCTCAAGACTATTTTATTGAACCAGGACAGTGATGACTTTTCTCCCCAGGAGCGAAAGATTATTAACTTCTTATTCGGTGAGGAGAATGCAATCCAGTTCATCGGCCAGGACCGCATGATGGATAATTTCAATTACAAGATGCTGACTCAAGGGATGGCATCGGGTTACCAGCCTGGTCCAGTCATGGATGGATTCCTCAAGGCAGTTGATGCTGTTATGGGTGAGTTGGTTACAGGATTACTGAGTGGCCTCGGTACTATCTGGTTCAACTGGTTAGCTCCCCAGGTGCAACAAGGTCACTTAGCTCTTCAACATACTGCTAGAGGTTTAGCAAATGCTGCAAGCACTGACAAAGAGAACCAGGAAGCAGCCAATGAGCATTTCAGGACAGCATATCACATTACTAAAGGTTTAATGCTTCGTCGCTTTACTAACTGGAGTGGTATTGATTGGTTCCTCAAGGCTGATGAAAAGACTGGCCTCAAGAACATTACCCAGGAAGATTATGATAAAGGATTTAAGCAGCTTTGGAGTGAAGGACAAAAAGGTAAAGCAATAAAAGTTCTATCTGACCGAAAGCGTTATTATAACCAATTCTTTGATAGGGATAGATTTAACAGAAACACCCTGGCCTCAGCATTTATTGATACGAGTATTAATGACTCCTTCATGAGGGATCTACTCAATTTAAGAGTAGGATCTGCAATATTGAAAGCTGTCCGCTTCCAGGAGATTGATGTAACGGCCAAGCAGAATATGGCCTATGCTGCCTACCGTGCAGCTGCCCAAAGAAGATCCAAGATCGAGGCTAATAAAGCCAGGGATCGAGGCGAAACATTTGATCGTCGTAAGTGGGAGAATGAATGGATTAAGACAGCAGATAAGACAGACCCAGATATTCATAAAGAAGCCATGGGTGCAGCTCTGTTGTTTGGATTTGATTACTCCAACGTGCCAACCTGGTTAGCTAGCCAGGATAGAAGATCCAAGACTTTCCAAAGATCATTCCTGACCTTCGGTAACTTCATGTATAACTACGCTAAGTTACTTGTTAAGAAAAGTGGTCCGGTTACAGCTTTTAAAGCAGCCAAGAACTATGCGAAGTATCTCAAGACAGGTAAAGTGGCTAGAGATGGTATAGGAGGCTCTGAGGTGCGTAATGGTGTTGCTGACACAGCTCTATGGGCCATGGCAGCTCTTATCTGGCGAGAACTTTCAGGAGGTGACGAAGAAGAGAGTGAAATAAGCCCAGGAACCGTAGGCACAAACCTTACCATAGAAGGTGAGATGCAGCCTAACTGGTGGACCCAAACAGGCGGTAAGTTCAACCTAGATGAATTACCAGATTGGATAGGCAATTCGATACGCTCATATCTACACGCATATGGAGCTGATGAAGGTGAAGGCATGGAGTTATGGATGAGGGGTAGATCAATCCCCTATGTTAACGCCCTGGCAGCTCAAGGCTTGTTTATGAACCAGTTATTTGGTGATAAGAAAGCCGACAAATGGGCAGTAGTCCAGGAGTCCTGGGAAATGGCAAATGAGTTCATACCATTTAGTCCGGTTACTCAAGTTATTGTCCCAACGCAGTACAACAAGAGTCAGAACTTAGCACAAAGAGCTACCAACCTGATTTATGATTCAGTATCCGCAAGGGTAGTCCCCTCCCCCTGGAGAAAACTCTGGACCAGGATGGCAGACCCTGTTTACAGAAGAAGATATGAAAGCAGCAGCATTCAATACAGCCCGGAGGATCCAACCAAGAAGGGCTACAACGTCGGCACACTACAACAAATCTATAATGAAGTATTGAGAACAACTCCTTACCTATCCAGGGGATTACCTGCAAATGGTAAAGTGAAGCAATACAAGGTAAGTGCTACCAATGCCAACGGTGATCCAACAACACTAGAGGATGTATTGATGGATCCGGCAGAAGCTGACATTCAGGTGGATCTTGCTAACCTTAAAGCTATGGGTCTTGACCTGTATAAAAACAGTGGATTTACAGTCAGAGATGACGGCAGTCGATACATTAATTACGTCGATCCAAATAAAGTTCGAGTAGTACCACCAGCAGTAACTTTGCTTGGTAACCTATCGAGAATTGATCCTAGAAAACCATTTGAGAGAATGCTTGGTGAGCTTGGTTATGATGAAAAGGAAATGACTAATATCTACAACACAAGCTACGATAGATTTATTGGTGCTGATATAAGTGAAGATATACAACAGCAGCCTAAGAAGGACAGAGCATTGCAGACTTGGCAAGAGCATAAGCACAGTATCGACTACGCCACCAAGGCTGACATGGTTAACCTGTCTGACCAAAGAATGGCGAAGAGAGTCCAGGAGAATGAGCAGATTACAGGGTTACCTAAAAATGCTCCAGCTAACTTCCTGGCTAAAGTTGCACGTAATCAACCCAGGGATCAATTTGCCAGAATGGTGGATGATGAGACATTTGAAGTAATTAATCTGAATCTACCAAAGAGCCTTAAGTTAATAAAGATTAACGACGGTCCTGACACTGATCCAGACAGCTACACAATTATCAATATCCGTGATTCTAAAGTATCAAAGAAAGCCAAGGAAAGAATATTCCAAAGTGCAGCTGATGACGCAGAAACAATTGAAAGAAAGCAAAGATTTAGGTTACCAGAGAAGATACAGAGAGGTCTTAAATTAGCTCCTTCTGACTCTCGATAATGCCTTCCATCTGCATCTTGTAGTACTTCTCAAAAGGATACTTGCTGGAATACTCAGAGTTTTCCCAACGTCTGTAAATAACATTACGCAATCGCTTTGATAGAGAGCCACCAGGGTGCTTATTTGCGCCTTCGTCAGAAGACATGGTTGCTTGTGGGTCCACGTTGTTCGGGGCTATTATAACCCGTGCAGTTGCTCCCTGTAGATCAACCAGGTCATGATACAATTCCCTGCTACACTCACGTTCTGTAGCTAACCTAATTGTTGCTGTAAAATCCTTGCGCCTGTTAATTCCATCAACAGTACATATAATATCGCAAGCCTTAACAGGCTGATCTTCTACCACTGTATCTTCTTCCATCCTTCAATATCGTGAATCTCACAAAGATCCATTATAGCATCCTTCTTAGTTTTTCCATAGCCACAAGGGTCGATTGAGTGCTTTGCCATGAATTTAACAATGTCCCTAGAACCATACCAGGCAATCCATTCTCCCTCGTCATTGGAAGCATGGATTTTGTTATTATTTATGAACGCCCTTGATGGGGTTTTTCCGTCGTGTGTCTTGGGGCTGAATTTTCCCATTGGTTACTCCAATCTAGTATTCTCTTAAATTTGTATTCGTTACTTTCTCCAAAGTGTATCTCAGTGAGAGTACCGAAAAGTTTTGGATCGTGCTTAACAATGTCTTCTGCTATTTGCTCAAGTGTTGTCTGCATATTTTTAAGTAGTCAGTAAAGTGTTCAACTCAGGATGTGTCTAACAAACCTGCTCCGTAGTTCTCCTACGATTGCTATTCTTTACCGACTATTTTCCTTAGTGATTAAAAGGGAATCTCATCCGCATTTTCGACCATCTTATTCGAGTATGTAACTTCTTTTGCCATTGGTCTTTCAGATTGAGAAGCCTGCGATCCTTGAAAGTTTTGTTGCTGTTCACCATCTCTATCCTGCTGTTGCGCTCCTGAAAAATCAGCATTGCCAACAAACGGCATCTTTGAGCCTGAATCCCTCTCCTCTTTTGTAGACTTCTGAACAATACCCCAAGTACCGAATTGAGACTTCGGTGTAGGAATTAAAACAAGGTCACAATAGGTTCCTTTTTTACCTTTAAAGAATCGATCCTTATCAAGTTTCGATACATCTACTTTTACGTTTATTTTTTCTGCCATGTATTTTTATTACTGTTGTTAAAAAAAGGGCAGCCAGGATTACCATGAACCTGACTGCCCTACCCCATTCATTAGGCTGCCTTATCAGCAACCTCAGAAATTTCTTTGTTCATCTGCCCTATCAAGTGCCAGAGCCGGAATGCGTCATCGCTCAAAGATTGACTCAATACCCCATTACGCCATTGCGTTAACCTCTCACGCTCGCTTGGACCTAGCTCAACTAGTGCCTTACCTTTTAAGGTTGAAGCCTTTTTCCATTCACCTAATGGGTACTTAGGAACATCTCGATCCTCCTTCGCATATTCCGAGTCGATATAAGGATCATCTATTCCTCGGCCCTGATAAACAGAAAGACCTACACCCATAAAGCTTGAAGCTTTGCTCATGAGATTGGTTTGAGCTTTTTTCCTGCCTTCAGCGAAATTACCCTTAAAAATTCGTGCATCTCCCACAGCGGGAACAGTACATTTTTGCCCTTTGTGATTATACCACAAATGACCCATGGCTGCTATGAATCCATCTTTTTCAATGTATTCATCAACATGAATTCCCCATCCCCATCCTTGCATACCTAACTCTTGTGTAAGGCGTTGAAGGATGTGATAGGCATCTATCACGGTCATTGTTCTACCGCCAAGTTTCAGTTCTTTATAAGCACTTGAGGGAAGCGGTTGAGCGAGCCTATGAAATAGCTCACGGTCAGTTAGTTCTTTTGAAGTCTCCATACGTCTGTTTTATACTTTTAAGTTAATATTACTAGTGTCGTGTCATTCTATTAAGGTTGACACATAATGCAACAAAAAAATTCTATCCGTTCAAAACAGGCATTTCGTCCTTTCTCATTGCACCCCTCTCAACAGCCTCTTCAAATCGAGCCATGACTATATTGTAAGTATCACCGTCACCATTCTTGGAACCTTGATCTTCAGCTTGTTTGTCCAGGCCAAATATCTTTGCCCTTCGGTTTAAAGCAGACAACAATTGCCCGGCAGCAGCGGAGTCTACTCTGACGTTTCCCTGGGCATCATTGTAAATTAAGTTTTCCCGGATTGTCTCAATTAGTTCGGCAGTAGCCTGAATTTGAAAAGCAACCTCATTGTCATGAAGTTTGGTTATTTCCTCAGCGCATAAAGCAGTAGCGTGTTGTAAATAACGACTCACCCTAGATGGATGAACCTTTAAAACTTCAGCGATTTGCTTACCAGTCTTACCTTCTGCATTAAGCTCAACGGCTTTCTGAATCTTTTGGTATAGAGTTAAAACTTTACTCTTTGATGATCCTTGTTTTTTTGAAGCAATGATTTGCTTTTTAACCCGCTTCCTAGCACCTTGGCCTTTATTTTTTGTCATCTTCTAAATAAGGTTCTGAACCCTGGGTTGCATAGAGTAACCAATTGTCATCTCCTAGTACCCGTGAGACTTCGCAGGTAGCTCCCAGTTCTAAGGCTCGCAGGCTTAATTTGAACCCCACACCTATCATTGCTGCTATGATAGCGCATTCCCGCATTTCCTTTCCCATGTGGAGTAAATCCTTTTTTCCCACTGACTCGTAAATTTCATCTCTCAATGAAGGGGCTATTTTTGAACCGATCATGTCTAAACGACTATCGGTAATAGGAACATCGGGCAGCGTTATTGAGAAGTCCTCTTCAATCTTTTTACTCATGTGACACACTACGCCACCAATAATGTGTCTACAAGTTGAACAAGTGAGTCAATGTTATCTTTAAATAACAATTTAAATGGTTCAGCAACACCTTGGTCAATCCAATATCGGGTTGCTGTCTCATGAGTTATCTTCTGATCAGCTAGATAGAACTGCGCCTCTAAGTTATTGAAACTGAGAATACGGCCGTCATCTAGCTCAACTATTTGGGAGTTTTGAGAACTAAGCATATGATAATGATTATCAATAAGCTACATCGAGTAAAGCAAGAAAGTGATAAATTATCGTAATTTAGTTGCACTATCCTTACCCGTTGAACACCATGAAGTAATGACTAATCTCTGCATTACAAAAAGTTAATAACTTACTTCAGTATCGAAACGTATTCAACATTTTTCCATAAATGAGTCATGTTAAACTAATATTTGTGTCAGTATGATATATAAGCGACATTTGCGCCATGAAGGCATCTGCGCTCGCATTTTCAAACGATAATGAAAAAGCTATTTTCTTAAAAAACATGGCTGAACATTGTGTTAATAATTTCACTAATCTCAAAGGGAAATTAAAACCTACCATTGACCGGATGGATAAATATTCTGCTGAGTTAGATGGTGATTTTTCACATCGTGTCAGCGGTAAAGCTACAAACTTAGACGTTAGAGGCGCTATCAATGAAAAAGTCTTTGAGCGTAGTAATTTTAGTTTATCAGTTACCCGTGGTCAGGTGAGGTATATTGTGAGTAAAACATTTGATGAGATGTTTGGTTCAAGACCATTTTTGGCTGTAAAGCCAGTTGGTTTAGGTGATAAAGAAAAAGCCAGGGATTTGCAAAAGTTTTGCGAACACAAGTTTAATGATTCACATTCCAACCTGGAACCAGCAATTAAAGATGCTACTCTATCAGCATGGGGTATGGGGTATGGTATTCTTAAAACTTCTTATCTAAGAAAGATAGAAGAGTATGATAAGGTTATCGATGTTCTTTTAGATGATGAAGGTCAACCTATTGTAGGCAAGTCAGGAAAACCAATAACTACAAACTCAGAAAATTATTTTGATGACAAGAAAGATGGTTACATTTTTGAAGACGATCCACTTCAGCGATCAATAAAAAAACCAAACTTTTCCGATATTACTGATTCAGATTATTCAGTTAAGTATAACGGACCAGAATTAGCTTGTGTCTCCTATAAAGACTTTGTCGCTGACCCTGATGCACCTCGGCTAGAGGATTGTGATTTTATAGCGCACCACCAAGCATGGACTGTTGGTGAACTTAAGAATGAATTTGGTTTAGGAATGATTGATCCAGACAAATATGATCAAATTCTTGATAGTGCTGGCCTTAACACAACGCCAAGTGTTGTAGACGCAGAGGATCCATTTTCTGATGGTAACACAAACTTCAGTTCCTGGGGTAAACGTAAAAACGCTAACTTTATAAATTGCGCTGAATGTTATTTTAATTATGAACGACCAGGTGAAACAGATGACGATGGCAATTATACACCAGGCAATGTCGTTAAAATGTACGCTCTTGTAGCAATTGAAACATCCGAAATTATTTGGGCTGACTACTTAGGTAATATTACCCCTAAAGCAGAGTTACCTTTTAGTGTTGTCACTTGCGATAAAAAAAGAAACAGTTGGATTGGAGCAGGATTCCTCGAACGATTTGACCAGGAGCAACAATTTATTGATGAGTGTTTTAATCAAATTAAAATAAGAAACGATTACGCTGCTAACCCGATTGTAGTCATAGACAGAAAAGCATTCCAGGACGGAGAAACAGGTAAAGCATTTCAGTGGGGACCAGGACTACACAAAGAACTTAAAGGTAATGCAGTGGCTTCAGAAGCCATTCAGGTAATGTCATTACCTAACCTAGAGAATGAAACACGTTCAATGATGGACACAGTCATTCAAATGGTTACTATGGACTCAGGAGTATCAGGAGCAGCCCAGGGAGACTTTGGTGCATTGCCTCAAATGAATACAGCGACTGGTGTTAAGCAAGTTCTTGGACACGGTTCTATCTTGAATAAGATGAGCATTAGAGAGGTCCAGAGAGGAGTAGAAACAGCAATACAAAATCTTACTAAACTAATGATTCACTCAATGGACCCGGTTGAGACAATTAGGTTCTTTGAAGGTGATAATGAAATAGAGTCTATTATCGAACGAGACGACTTTTACCAACTTGATTTGGATGTGAGATTAACGCTAACCAAGTTTCACCAGGACGAAGAAGAAAATCGACTGATGAGAGTTATGATTACAGTAGAGCGTTACCTGGCGTTGCCAATCTATTCGATGGAAAGAGCTAGACCATTATTTGTTGATCAATTAAAAATCCTTGGAATTGAAGATGCAGAAGAGGTATTACCATTAGCTCAGGAAGTAGCAATGGCAATGGCTCCTCCAGAAGCTCAACCAACTGATCAGGAACTTAACCAGGTAGAACCTGACTTGCCTGTAAATATTGCTGAAGAAGCAGAAGATGAAGCCGTAGAATTAATTGAAGAAACAGATACTGATACAGAGATATAATGGCTATTACAGCTGGGGAAGCAGAAAGGGCTGATCATCAGAGGGCGCACGTTCTGGGGTTAGCAGAAAGTAAAGGATACGAATGTGTTACTGACGTTTTAAACACCATGATAGAGCGTGAAAGAGAAAGAGTAGAAGCATTAACACTGGATGAAAAAGAAAATTTAATATCCAGGGCGAGACTTAGCGCACTTTTAGAAGTAGCAAGAATACCCGCAGATGTAGTTGAAAACTCTGACAAGGTTTTATCACAATGGGAAAAACGCTTTGATTAGTGTGTCTATGTTGAAAGGTTGATAACAAGTGAAAAAAGGTTTACGTTTCCCCAAGAAGAACAAAGGAAGGATCAAAATCTTTCCCAACCTGAAAAACAAATTTATGAACATTTTATTGAACTGGGCAAGAACTAAACTCTTTGAGTTTATTGCAAGCTGGAAGACCAGCCTCGTAGGGGTAGCAATGTTGCTAGAAGCATCAGGTGGCTTACTAAGCTCAGTATTAGACTCAACAACACCATTAGAGGTCGAAAGCCTTCAAGGACGCTGGGAGCTAGTTATAGGAGCAATAGGACTAATTATGGCGAGGGATAATACAACTCCATCTGAGAAGGTGGCTTCAGCCAAAAATAAATAATGAAATATATACTATTAGCAATCGCAATTATTGGACTGTCATCCTGTACATTTAATAAAGTACCCGTGGATTCCGTTGGTCTTATGTCAGGCGACAGAAATGTCATGGGTCTAGAAGTAGGACTTCTCGATTATAAAGTTGGCGCAGGAGTCTGGGTCAACAAGTAAACAGATCACCCCGTATTCCCTCGTGTTCCGTTTCCTAAAGAAGCTGGTTGAAAAACTACGCAGAAAATCCAAGCCTAAGACTAAGGCAACTAAAGCCAACCCTAGGCGAAGATGGACTTTTGATGCTCGCACCAAAAAGAACCTAGCAACCTTAAGGGACAGAGTCCGTCCCGCATTCACTGAGCTAAGTGAGATAGCGATGGAGATGGGTGAAAAGTATGGCATCGAAGTAAAAATGATTTGTGGCTATCGAAGCCTAGAGAAACAAAAAGAGTTATATGCCAAAGGTCGCTTTGGTGATAAAGGATCGAAAGTCACGACAGTTAAGGTGAGTCGCCATTGCTTTGGCATCGCCGCTGATTTTGGTTGCTTCTCGAAGGGTCGTTACCTTGATGCCACCAACTCAGCTTTATCCTCAAAGATCTATGCTGAAATGTTTAAGATTGCCCAGAAAAGGAATTTACCTTTGATACACGGAGGACAATGGAGGTCTTTCCCTGACCCTCCACACTTTGAGTACAAAACTAAATTTAGTATCAAGCAAATGGCAGCTCGATCTAAAAAAGGTCAAAGCGTTGTCTAATGCCTAACGATCCCCCACTCATGGAAGCCATTGTTGGACTGATAGCGGGTCTAGGAGCTTACTTGTCGTGGAAGGCTAAAGGTGAAGCCAGTAAAGCAAACAAAGAAGCCTCACAAGCCAATAAGGCTGTTAACGGCAACCCAGATGGAAGCCCAAGATTATATGAGATGGTAGGGACAATTAAAGAGAGGCAACGAGGGATAGATGAAAAGATAGAAGATTTAAAAGACACACAAAAAACACAAGCCCACACTCTACAAAGTCACAGCGAAAAGCTAAGACATTTATGCGATGATAAGGAGGGTAGCTAGATGGCTTGGCAAACTTTTATTTGTAGTGCAGATACTCACGGTGACTTGATCGACCGTAAGGGTAAGAACAGTTATCAGAGTTACATTCTCCAGTGGATTAAAGATCACAAACCGAGGTGGAGATTTATGCTGGGTGATTTTATTGATGCCAAAGCGATTCGAGCTGGCGCAAATGCCGAAGATCGAAGTAGCTCAATGAGAGAAGACTGTAAGGCAGCAATAGGGTTCCTCCGTGCCTTTCAACCACACAAGCTAACACTTGGCAATCACGATCACAGGCTATGGTTATTAGCAAGATCAGAGCGTGAAGGCTTAGATGTTGATTATGCTAGGCAACTCGCCAAGCAATTTGAGAACGAGTTTGATGCCATGAAGACTGAGTGGGTAGAGTATGACATCAGAAAAGGCTGGATAGAGATAGCTCCTAAAGGCACTCACACAGGACGCAAGCTTATTAGCCACGGATACTTTTCAAACATTGCACCAGCCAGAGCAATGACCCAAGCCGCAGGAGCATCAACGCTATCAGGTCACACTCATGCTTTTGATTACTGGAGACAAAATAATTTATCTGGTGATGAAAGTTATGTGTCTGGATGTGGTTGTCAGATTGCTCAGGAGTACAACAGAACACACGCCCGAAGACTAAAGCACGAGCATTCATTTTTGGCAGGCTCACTCAACGATAAGACAGGAGCATGGGTGGTTTACAGAATATTAAAAGACGAAGAAACAAACACATGGCTAGATCCAAAAAGACTTTAGAAGATATACTAGATACTGCTGACAGCCTTCTTGAAGCTTTACAAGAGGAACAAGACCCCCAGCCAGAGGGTACAGTCACACCTCGTCAGTATGCAGAGCATAAAAAGCAAACCATGTCTTCCGCAGGTGAAAAACTTCTACGCCTACACAGGGCAGGAAAGATGGACAGAAGAAAATGGAGAAACACGCACATCTACTGGGAGCTATGAAAGACAAACTTCCACCGATCCGCCACGTTATTATTCTTGGGCAACTCTACAGGATAGAGATGACACAAGATGTAAGTGATGAAGAGCTAGGCAGATGTGAAACGACACATCAGAAACTAATGATAAACGAACGTCAGGGAGCCTGCTCAATGAGAGACACTGTTCTGCATGAGATAAGTCACGCTCTATTTTATCTAATGAATTTAAAAGACGACTGTTCTGAAGAGGATTTTGTTAGCAGATTTTCAACAGGACTACGGTCAGTGATGATTGAAAACAAAGACTTAAGTAAATGGATATTCACTTCACCATATCAAGACGATGAAAACTAGGATTCACATCAATCAGCACAAGATTAGAAACAATGTTAAGAGCGGGAAGAAAGAGCCAGTAATAACTGTCAAGACTTACAAAACAAACGTGTACTGTCACTCAGTAAAAATCACTGAACCGTGTACCGTTTTCTACTCACCTGACAAACCTCTTTCATGTGGGGCTAGAGTTTGGATTGAAACTGAAGGTGAGGTTATCTGCGATAAATCATAATTATGACAAATAAAACACTAGCAACAACAAACGCACTCATCATTATGTTTCCAATGTTCTTGGGAATATGTGAGGAGTTAACAGGTAAACCAATAGCTAACCCATTACTCGTGGGGGTCGCAGGGTTGTTTATGATCATCTTTGGATTCTGGACTTGCCTAAGACTCTATAAGCAACCTGACCAGTAAAATAAAAAGGGGTTCCCCAGACCCCAAAAAAAAGAGAGGCGCTAACCTCTCTCCGTGAATGACAATTAATCTTCGTCACAAGAACCATAAATATCTATGGGTTCATCATCATAAGGATTTTCCTCATCGATTAACATACACACCTCCTTTCTAAGCTACGAGTTTGAATTCTTCACCGTTCATTGGCAGATCCATCTGCCTGAGCCTTTTAAACTCTTGTTCTTGTATTAAGTGAGCCTGCTGTTCCTTTGCCATCTTAGCGTCAATGATTGGATTGACTAAGTC